CGTCTTATTGCTGAAATTAACGCCAATGGTCGCATTTTGTTAGAAGGTAATGATTATGACGCCATTCAGCAAATGCGCGCTGTAATCCACGCGAACAGCTATTACAGCAGTCTTCTCGCTGGCGCTTATGCTGAAGTGTCAATTCTCGGTGAACTTAACGGAGAAAAAGCAAAGGTTCGTTTTGATTGCCTGACAAAAGGTGGTGACATCATTGACTACAAGACAGCTGTTAGCGCTAAGCCTGATGAGTTTTTCCGTCATGCTGCGAGACTTGGCTACTTTATGAAAATGGCTATGCAGCACGACATGTTTTGCGCGGCTTATCCGCATCCGCCACGTTCTGTTAATCTTCTCGTACAGGAAAAGAAAGCGCCATTTATTCCTGCGTTGATTCGCTTGACTGAAGAGCAATTACGCATCGGTCGCATTCAGTTGAATGGTGCAATGGAAATTTACAAGGCGTGCAAAAAAGCTAATTCGTGGCCGGGTTATTCAATGGGTAATCCTGTCATCGAAATGGAAACGCCGGAATGGTTCAAAAAGCAGTTTAATTTATAATTAATGAGGTGATGCAAATGGGTATTCTAAATATCAAACCAGCAGAGCGTTCCGGTTCTCGCGTGGTCATCGGTATTTCCGGTCAGTCTGGTAGTGGTAAAACATACAGCGCACTTAAGCTGGCGCGAGGCATGGTTGATTCACCAGAAGAAATCGGATTCCTTGATACTGAGAACGGTCGTGGTCGCCTGTACTCAAACATCCTTGATGGTAAATTCCTGCACGCTGACATGTATGCACCATTCAGCCCTGCTCGTTACCGTCAGGCTATTGAAGAGTTTCAGGCCGCTGGCGTTAAAGTTCTTGTTATTGATTCAGGTTCGCACGAATGGGAAGGGGAAGGAAGTTGTACAGAGATTGCTGAAAAGCCGCTTCTTAACGGCAAAAAGATGGCTGACTGGAAGCGTGCAAAAGCTGAACACAAGAAGTTCATGAACGCCATGCTGCAAAGCAATATGCATATCATTGTATGTCTTCGTGCTCGACAGAAAACTGACTTCGCAAACCCAAAGGAGCCTGTATCGCTTGGTTTGCAGCCAGTGTGCGAGAAAGACTTCATGTTCGAAATGACTGTGAGCATGATGATGCACGATGGAGGCAAAGTTCAAGAGTTCACCAAATTACCAGAAGAACTACGCCCAATATTCTTTGAGTCTGGTCGTGAAAGTGTTCGCCATGGATATATTGGAGAGGCGCATGGTCGCGGACTCATCAAATGGGTGGACTCTGGCGTTAAAGTTGACGAAGAGTTTGAGTCATGGCGCTCACGACTTCAGCTTTCTGCCGCAAAAGGCATGGAAGGCCTGAAGGAAGAGGCAAAATCAATACCTGATAACCTGAAAGATAAGATTCGTGCAATCTGGCCTTCTCTCGCTGCTTCTGCTGTTGAATATGATCGCATTGAGTCTTTCATCAATGATGAGCAATTATCTCCTGTGGTAATCACACCGCAAGATAACTTCAACCCTGCGAAACTGGCTAAACCGCAACCACAACAGCCAGAACCACAGGAAGAAAAAACCGAACATAAACCAACTCCAATCGAAGGATTTTAATAAATGGCACGCGGCGTAAACAAAGTAATTATTGTCGGCACTCTCGGAAACGACCCTGAAGTTAAATATTCATCATCAGGCTCTGCAATTGCCAACCTTTCCGTTGCAACATCTGAGCAGTGGAAAGACAAGCAAACAGGAGAAAAGAAGGAGCAGACTGAATGGCATCGCGTGGTCATCTTCGGAAAACTTGCTGAGGTTGCAGGAGAGTATCTTCGTAAAGGATCTCAGGTTTACATCGAAGGACAACTTCGCACTCGCAAGTGGACTGACAGCAACGGCGTAGACCGATACACCACTGAGATTGTTATTCCACAGATGGGCGGAGTCATGCAAATGCTTGGCGGCAAGCGCGATGATTCAGGACAACAACCACGCCAGCAATCAGGCCAACAACAACAACGACAACAACAGCCACCAAAACAACAAAGCCCACAAGGAGGCAATGAGCCCCCTATGGACTTCGACGACAACATTCCGTTCTGATGATAAAACTAACCCCGCTTCGGCGGGGTTATCGGTTAAATGGTTCTTATTTGCCACCGTCGATCATAGTAATGGGCGAATCCGCTATACGTCAAAGTCATGTGAACAATAGCCATTGATATTGATGCTGACGGGCAGCTGACACGGATGAATGTTTGTCCGCCAGTAACGAACTTCTGCACATTAAACCCTGACAGGCTTTTATCCCCCGCGTCAATGTTACTCCATAAAGCCCCCGATGCTACGTTGGACTCGCTGCTCCCCGACATACTAAACATCACACGCCCGCCAGCTTCCGACCCACCAAGCCCATTTTTGTTTACTGGAATTATTGACATTTCCCCTGCGAGGAAACACGCACCATACCTTGATTCTTCGCCGACCGTGGTTAGCAGGATGTCTACAGCTCGGTTCCACGGCAGTATGAACGTTGCCGTCTCTGTTTTTACTTCGTTAAAGTAGGCGCCCGCCGTCACATTTATTGATGAAAGAGTTACGCCGTCGTAGGAATTGCGTCCTTCTAATGGTGCGTGACCATACACCCTATTACCTGACTTAATACTCCGAACCCTGGTGTCAGATGATCTTGAATTGTCCGTAGCTTTAACGAATCTGAAATTATCTCCTAAAACCAGAGAGTTACCGTAAGCCTCCACGTTTCCTGACGTATTTTTGTTTATTAAGTTAATCTGATAATCCGCCTTAACGTAGCCGGATTCCAGCACAATACTTCCATTAGGCATTCTTGTCTCGCTCGTCGGCATTTCAATGAATCGAGTGACACCAGTGTTCATTGAACTTTGAATCCAACATGACAGACCTTTAATGGTGAACTTAAACTGGTCATCTGTTTCGGCATAATCAGAGAAATCAATACCCACAGTGCCGTTTATGCCCTCGATACCAATGCCGTCTATGGTTACGGACCGCAACTGCCCGCCTACACGATGTGGTCGTATACAACCATCAGCGGCGATATTTGACGCAGTTACGTACATAACAGGGTATCCACCGGCTACCGGTTTGTACGTACTTCTGTCTATGGAATAACCCCAGAGAAAGCCATCGTCGCAGTGGTGCGCCCATATAGAATTAATGTTGGTGCTGGTATTTCCACTAAGAGCAAGGCCATATTTGCAATCGTACATATAGATGTTTTCTATTGTACTGACGAAAGTAAGCGACGGTAGCGCGAATTTATAATGATAGAACTCAACATTACGAATCGTGTATAGTTTACCGCCACCACCCGATAATTTGGACCCACTTATCATTAATGGGCATCCAACATAATCTGCGTCAGCATTTCTGAAAGCAATGTTTTCAACAGAAAGGTTATGCCCCCACGAGGTACTTACGAACCCACCAGTTGTCGATGTGTATATAATGCTTTTACGGGGGGAATCACCGATAATGTTAAGCATTACCCCATCCCATCTGTACGCGCTAATGTCAATCTGTGTACTGCCGATATAGATGGGTTGTTCAATTAATAAAGGAATATTGTGCGTAATACTTGCGGTATACGCGGCCAGCATCGCGGCCCCGTCGTTATGGGTGGCTGACAAGTCGGCGGCGCCCATGCTCGGTGCTTTAGGGTAAGGCGCTTCCTGAATGGTTGTGCCGTCAATATACGGAGCATCCATCCACGCGCCGAACATTTTAGGGGTAATTCCTCGGACGTTCGATAGGTCTCGCTTCCAGCGCTTTCCTCCGCTAGTAACTATAACAACTCCGTTGTCGTCATTTGCTGTGGAATCAGTCAAGTCTGCATAAAACCACCCACCACCAGAATCACCAGACTCATTTGGTGCAATGGATGTTGTGTGTTTATCCACAAAGATGCGCTGACCATCAATATCTGGCTCAATAGTTCTCAATGTTGATATATCATCACATTTACCGATCAGCTTAAATCCGTCACTTTTATTTAACTGACTTCTTAATGATGCATCGCCAACGCTTAACCATGCACCAAGCCCAATGCCACCAGATGTTCCGGGTGTTGATCCAGCGGAAACAACCTTTGGAAATGCCCCGTCCCAGCGGTAATATTCTCCTGTTGCCTCATATCGCAAAACCTGATTAGGCAACGTCAGTGTCGCTCCATCTTCGAAGCTGTCCATCGTAATGTAGCCATAGTTGCGGATGGCCTCTTCTGCGGTGTATTGGAATCCAGCAATAGTCCAGCGGCGCACACCGAAACGATCGGTATAGTAATGCGATTCAGATGTCACTACCTCGTCAATTTTCCCGGCATTAAATTTCAGGTCGCGCGGGTCTTCTGACGGGATTGGTTTATTAGTTGGTGTGGTAGCCATTATAATAAATGCTCCTTTGTGAATTTGATGTATATTGTATCACGATGACGGGGTGGTATATTCGTACATGTCGTCGCTGTACTCGCTCATGGTCAGGGTTGTTGTTCCGTCGCTACCGGGATTCTTCTGACTGACAACCCATAGCGTGGTGTCCAGTTCTTTCTCTGTGCTCAGAACATAACGAGATTCAGATTGTACGTTTGTACCGTCCCAGATGTTTAACTGAAAATCAGATGGCAGGTTGCAGGTAAATGTATGCAATCCTGTTACAGTGGCTGGCAGTCTATCTGATACGCTGCCGTCAGAACTGGTGATCACAACATAAAGATTATCATCAGCAGTAAGCTGTTCACTGGTTGTGAATACGTTTCCGTTTCTCGCTTCAATAATGCCAGTTTGCTGCGCATCATCGTACATATCGACTACCTGAATCATGTCACCTACGTTAACCCATTCGCCATCTGCTAGTGCTTTAATTTCCATGCTGCGACGTGAGTAAATAAGTCGGCGACACTCAAGGATTGCCCGATCAACAGCCTGATAGCGATTGCGAACATAAAGCATGTCGAATTTCTTCGCTTTCGTTGGTTCTCCTTCGACGATGCCACCATCGGTAATTCGATAGTAAACGTTGGCCTGCTTATTTGTTGTTGGGTCGCGATATTCTACGTTAACGCCGTCGAACGTACCCGGCAGGCTGACGTCGTAGCTTAACTTGTATCCGTCGCTCTGCGTGTTTCTGGTATTAAATACAGTTGCCGGATATTCTCGCTTTTCATCACGGGAGAAGCTCATCACGCCATCATCCCAGAATGCAGTAACACGCGCCGCATCGCAGATGGTCTGCAGGCGTTCGCCAATACTTTTATCCTCATCGTCAAAAGTGTAATCGAAATAACCCAAGCGCTCATCTGGCAAACTGTCGGCAATCTCATACAGCTTAACTATATCAATTGTGTTTTCTGGATTGCCAGCGGTAATCAGCCAGTTATGCAAAACAGCATCAGCAAAGCTACGTGATGGAGCAAGCGTGTAGCGCACCGTGTCAGTATCACGATTGTATCCGATGGTGTGACGCGTTATTAATGCATTATATCTTCTGTCTCGGCTGCCAGTGGCATTCTCTGTTGCTCGCACGACAACCTTAACCACTGTATCATCTGGATACGAAACATTCCTGCGCGTGACGATTGAGTGAATTTCTTCAAGCTGAAGAATTGACGTGTCGGAACTGTTGTTTGTCCGTCGCATCTGAATCGCATAGCGACCAGTGCCAGCGGACGGTGTTAACTTGATCGTATAGTAGAACGTGTCGTTTCTGTCCACGTCCTGATAATAGTTCATCGACTGATATGTGCCGGGAATCTGAACGTTATCGCCGTCAATCTTCCACCACTCAATGAACACGCTGAAATCATTGCCATCATTGGTCTGGTGTTGCAGGTGCACCCAGAGCTGATCACCATCAATCGGTGAAAAGTACGGACCGGAAACAATCGGCTGGTTATCTGTCAGATTGAAATAGGTGTTATTAATCGTCACGCCATTCAGTGATGATATTGGCGCACCTGAGTAGTTGATGCTGTTAATAATAAATGTGTACCAGTAGTTTACTGGTGGCAAGCCACCGTCATCAGTCTCGGTTGCGGAGATAAGTCTTCCTGATAGCGTAACGTTTTCGGTGACAGATGTACCACCTCCCTGCGCGTAAGTGATATTCAGCTTAAATACCACATCATGAGGCATGGTCAGGTCAACGAAGTAATCAAAAGACGAATTCTTCGGTATCTTGACTGCAATCTGACCTCCAGCAAATTCCGTTTCTGTGACCGTGGTTGTTGTTGCCGTTTCAATGACCACTGGCGGAGGGTCGGTATCAAGTTCGTTTGGCCCGTACAGTTCCTGACCGTCAACATCATCAAATGCGTAAGGTTCATACACAACAGGAATAACTTCTCCCGGCTGATAAATTGTATAGCTAGCACCAGCAAGTGAACCGAGGTTTGACTCAGAATAACGCACGGATGATACATCATACTTACCGAGGCCAAAGTTCATAAACTCGGTGACGTATTTAATATTATTGATGTATTCGAATAATGATTCCTGAAGCAAGTCAGGGAACGCGCGAATCTGCCCGAAGTTATCAGGCCGCGCCTCGCCGTTGCGCGCAATATTGGTTTGCGCTTTCAGGCTGGTATTCGGAGATGTTTTTGAACTGGTATCCGTTTTTGGAGTGGATACTTTCGGTGTAAGAAAAGAGAAAATCTTCGTTACTGGTTTTAGTATCGCACCGATAAGGTCGCCAATTGCGCCTGATGGCTGGCAATAAACGTTGACCACGTCGCCATCGCGCAGGCAGAAAGAAAGCTCATCATCTTCACCGAGCACTCTGCCATTTACCGCAATTGAAATGCTGGCAGGAAGATTTGATTTATTAAGCCACTTCCACAGGTTTGTCCCCGCTGGCACAATACCCGTTTCTTTCGGCGTGCCCGGCATCTTCTGAACATGAATTACTGGCATAGGTGAGAAACCTTAACTTTGTTGATATTTTTTCGAGTGTTCGCAGCCTGTCAAATCTGACTGCCGTTTTTTCTCGCGCATGGAGTATTCTATCATGACCCCATATCATGGCGATGTGCACAGGAATGCTCCCGCGATATGCCACGACAACATCACCTGTTGCTGGTGATTGCGTACCCTTCCAGAATGTCACTTCGCTATCGAAGCAGGTAACAAAAGAGCCGCCATTATCATAACTGTCGTCATGATGAATATTGATGCCACGGCACAGGCGGTAATAAAGCACCACCAGCCCCCAGCAATCTACAGCATCAACATGGCAGCACCTGTCCTTGTATGGCTTGCCAAACATTAACTGCGAAAATTCTTCATCAGACATTGCGCAGTCCTGGGAATTTAGCGATGTCATAAAGTTTTGCCACGTTTCCTTTGATTGGGTTTTTGATTGACAGGGTCACGGTAACGTCAGAACCGTCCATAGCCACATCACTGACATACAGGCGATATGGCTTCAGTGGTGTATTCGTGTCAGTCTCTTCAAATCGCTGATATAACACGGTAATTGGCTCAATGCGACCGGAACCTGTCCACAATTTCAGGTATTGCTTGAAGTCATTAGCCAGACGCGCAAACTTGACGGTTGCGTTAATGACTGGAGTGTTCGACTGCTGAGACTGCGTAATGTCCATGCGCACTGGAAGATATGTTTCTCCTCCTAACACCATTTCATCAAGCACGTTAGCAACAAGCCGTACATAGCCAAAAGACGAATGGTAAAACGTTATCGTGTCGAATAACGCCCAGTTAGGGCGCTTTGCTTTGTAATCTCTTAATGATGGCATCTGCACCCCTTACTGTCAGACGTTGAATTTTATTGTTGTGATGTATTTGCTGCCCCACGCAGAATCGGCCTGAGGGATAGTCGCGTAATCATCTACAGCCTGAGCGTTTATCACGGAGCCGTCGGAATAGGTGATGTCGATACTTGTCGCGCCGTTCATTACTACTTTTGCCGATGCCGCTGGGCGTGTTACAGGAGACGCCGACGTAATTATTGGTGATGTTGTATTTTGGTTTACCTCTACAGTAGCCGCGGATAATTTAATCCCTGAAACGCCATCCCCCGTAAATGACCCGGTAACTCCGTCTGAATATATCCATGCGTCCATCCGTATTCTCATTGTTTTATCTTTTGTTGCGGTGATTGTCTCCGATATTCGGAACCACCCTCCGCCTACGTCGGTTACATATGTACCGCCTGGACCGGAATAAATGCTACCATCCCGCAAATCAACAATTGCTGAGCCTAATACTGTAGGAAGTTCTCGCACGTATATCCGTATGAAATTGTATCCGTTTGCCTTTGCGAAGAAACTAAAAGTCACCTTGTCGCCAACACCAACGCTAACATCTACAGTCTGGTTTATTAGGTGGTTACCTCTTGTAGCGGTAGCAGTTACGTCGTACGTGCTTGCAGCTGTTAAAACACCTGTTTCAGATACTAATACACTCACCAAACCTTCGCTCCAGTTTGACGAAGAGAAATTGCTTGAATATAGGAATCTGTTAGTTACTGATACCTCTGGTGGCACACGCCCGACAGCAACCCCGTCAATAAACGTAAGGGGCCATTCATTGATAGCGGACTGCACAAGATTACCATTGCGGTTGATGTAATAAACCTGTGGTCCATCATAAATAATGCGACTATCAAGCGTGGGTGATAACATGTTAATTGGCATATGCAATATCGGCGTCATATAGACTTGTGGCAGGTCACGGTTAACGACTTCATCCAGCCAGCTATACCATCTGTAATCCAGTTCAACCAGAACATCATCAAACTCGTCCATCGTGTTATTGAGTTTTTTGGCGATGACATTTCCAGTCCATGTAACCACGCCACCATCAATGCTGGTTTGCACCGGATAATCGGTAAAGTGCAGCGTCTGTTCCTGCAATCCGCTGCCGCCAAGGTCAATCATCATGGTGAACCAGTTGTTTGCCTTGTTGAGGTAGTTTGGGCTACGCAACCACTGGATAAATGCGCGCTCCTCCGCCAGTGTAAAAACCCACGTCAGGCTCCATGTCGCCGCAATATCAGTTGTCAGCTTCTGGAAAATCGGCGCTCCAACAGCAGGCTGGTCACTGCGGAACGGGGTTTGCTGTGTCAGGTTTTTACTGGCGCGCTGTGCCAGTGGCAGCCAGTCTGGGTATTTGATGATAGCCATTATTCGGTTGCTCTCCGGTTTGCTGAGTAGTTTCGGCTAATGCTTTGCCCAATGGGGCCGTTGTTTTCTATGTCACTAACGATAGTCTCAATCGTCACGCTGCCATCACCATTATCTCTGGCGCTACTGCTAACCTGCGCTGAACTGTTATTGATAACGTTATTATAAACCACAACGCCACTGCCACCTCCGGTAATGTCTTTGTTGCTGATAACACGACCACTATCGCCCGGTATCATGTACTGATGACCGTTTGATGCCTGGAATATCTCAGGGAGGTTATTCTCGCCCACCCTGTACATCGAGCCTTCCTGAGCTGGTCCACCATTTTTCAGCGCGCCAGCAATAGACATTGTCTTTGCGAGGCCAACCGTTGCCCCAATTCCTGCCATAGCAGGGGCTGAGTTTGCGCCCGCGGTTGCGAGAGATGTCATAGCAGCAGCAGGAGCCATTGCTGCTGCTATTGCCGCAGCTTGCGCCATTGTTGCAGCAGAAGCAGCAGCCATACCTGCTTGCCCCATTATCACTGACTGCGCCCACTGGATGCCCATTTGAACGAAAGCATTGATAACACTGGACAGGATGTTTGAGCCAATTGATCGCAGAGCCTCTGACACAGACATTGAGCCAGTAAGGATGCCAGTTAACGCGTTTCCAGCAGTCTGACCGAACGCATCAAACGCCGCAGCTGCTGCTTGTGTGGCTGCGTTTTGCTGACTCCACTCCTGCCACATGGCTTCAATTCTTTGCTGTCTGTACTGCTCTTCAATTGCAGCTCTGGTTTGCTGTATCTCTGCCATCTTTTGCGGGTACGCTTTGGCATAAGCATCCAAATCAGCCATATCCTTCTGATAGGATGTTTCTACAGCAAACATTGGTGATGCTTGCGATTTTAGTGCGCTGTACCCTTTTACGGCATCTATTCTTTCCTTCTCCGCAGCCGCCTGTTCCTTCAATGCATTCTTCTGGTCCCAAATCTTAGCCGCGTACTCGCCAGCCAGTTTTATTTGCTCCTGAGTGGCAGCCTTGCCAAGCGATTGCTGCGCGTTGAGGATGGCTTGCTCGCGGGAGAGTTCACTGGTGGATGTGGCATTGAGCATGGTTTGCTGGCGTAATTTCTCCAGCTTTTCAGCCACGGACTCAGCTTGTCGCTCTTCTGCGCTTTTACCCTTTCCTTTCCCGTCTTTTGGTGGCGTTTGTGGCACTGTCAAATGCGCCTGAGCTTCTGCTGCTTCTCCTGTTGACTTTGTTACAGCCTCCATGTCTGAGACCAAAGTTGCAGCCTGATTTGCTACCGCCGCTATTGCCTGATTTTGCGCCGCCCATCCGTCAATGCCAACCCATGACCAAGTTCTCGCTCTGCGACTGAACATTTCTGCAGTTGACGTCAAATCAGAAATAACCTCTGCCGCACTTACAGTTTGACCAGTTAGTCTGTTGATTGCTGATGTAATAGAGTCAATGACTGAAACAAAGGTAGAACTGGCTCCAGTTGCGTCGTTTATGCTTGCTATCATTTTTGCAAATGATGTTTCAAGACTACCAGTCGCCTGAGATATAGAGCGCGGTAGCTTTGCGAATTCAGCATTAACGATGCTTGTCCTGTCCTGAATGGCATTTAGCGCATCTTCTGCCGTCAGTTTTCCGTCAAGCATTCTGGCGCGAAGCTCACCCATTGAAATACCAAGACCAGCGGCTATCTGGCGCGCAAGTTCAGGCATCTGCTCAAGGATAGAATTAAATTCTTCTGCACGGATTGTGCCAGATGCGATTGACTGCCCGAACTGACGTAATGCGTTCGCCATTTCTTCGGTTGATGACCCGCCGATTCGACCTATTTTTTGCAGGGTATCGGTAAGGTTCAGAACCTGCGCATTTGTCGCGCCAGCCTCTTTTAGTGATGACGTCAATGTTTCCCATAGCTTCGTGGTGTCGCTAAGGCTTGCGCCAGTGGTTGATGCGATATTTGCCAGTGAACTGAATGTTTCGTTCGCGGTTTTTGCATCAGTTGATAGGCGAGCAATCCTTGCCTGAAGCTGAGTCATGTTATCGGCAACCTCAAGGAATTGCTTGCCCCATTCGATAATCAGTGACACGGATATTACGCCAGCCAGCATCGACATGCGGGTTTTTAGCCCTGAAGCTGCGCCGCCAGCATTCTTCATTCCGCTGCCAGCATTGCGCGCGCCTTTGTCCAGCTTGTTGAGTTCTCCGGTAGTCTTGTTTACTGATGATTCAAGGTCATCTAAAGTCTTATTGGCTGTTGTCGCGCCAGCTTTCAGGCCTTTAACATCCATCCCGACTTCATAGACAATTCCGCCGACTTCTTCAGCCATTATGTATTCCTCGCTTTTTTCGCTTTGCGTTCAGCCAGTGCCTTCATGCGCTCGCGGTCTGCTTTAGCCTGATCGTACTCAGCTGCGCGCTCTTCTTTCGTTAATCCTTTCGGCTCTGGATATTTATTTTTAATCATCATCTGAAACTCTGTCATGGACAGGTTTTCAGCCTCATCACGCGTCATGTCGAAATGCGTGCGTGCTGAGATGATGTATTGCGATGCATGAAACTCGTTTGTGGTTTTCTTGCCCTGCTCTTCCAGACGCTCAGGCACTTTGAGTGGAGATTTTCCGATGATGCCGTGCTGCATCAGATTGCGTGCAATAATAATAATGTCACTCACTGGCATGATGCCGGGAACGTATCGCACGCCGCGTGGTGTTGGCTTCCATCCACCAATCAGCACTGAAATATCATCTTCGCAGCATGATTGCATAACGATATAGGCCGCACTCAGCACATGGCGACCATACGCAGGCTTGCTGATAGTCTTCATGACCTGCATCTGAGCGCCAAATGGCAGGCATTCTACGTGCTGCAACGGCGCAACATAATCAATTCCATTGAGTCTGGCGTACACCTCGACGATTTCTTTTGGTGTGCCAATTTCATTCATGGCGCGGAATGATGGTTTAAAGAAGAAACTCCTGTCAGAAAGCGAGATGCGCATCTCTCCGATTTCTGTTAGTGGCGTGCGATTGCTCATGTTTTGCATCCTGAATTTGACTGATGTTGATTATATCATCTCAGTAGTGTTGACACCTGCGAGGTGGTGATGTAGATTCAAATCATCTAAACGAGATATGACTGAGGTGAGTTATGGATGTTGTTATTTTATTGCTTTTCGCTGGATTGGTTGTATTTGCTTATCTTCTCCCATCATTTGTGGCATTGCAAAGAAAGCACACAAATACGACAGCAATCTGCGTTCTGAATATTCTTGTTGGATGGAGTTTTATTGGCTGGGTAGCGGCGCTTGTTTGGGCATTAGTTAAGAGTGACGATAAAAAATGAACGAACAAACAAAAGCCGACCTGATTTTCTACACTGATCTGTATGTTGATGCAGGTTATGACTACGAAGAAGCCGAGCGCATGGCGAAAGACTTGCTTCGTGTTATTGGTGTGATTTTTGATGAGGATAAGGTGATATGAGCCAGTGGATTAAGTGTAGTGAGCGGATGCCTGAAGATGGCGAGGTCGTAATTGTTTACGACAATTTAAAGCAAACACATGAAGGATTCTGTAATCTGGACGGAGGTTCCATTCTTTGGACTGTTTATTGCCATCCGGAAGATTTTCTTGATATAGTTACAGTAACCCACTGGATGCCGCTACCAGAACCGCCACAAGAATAAACAAAGCCCCTTTCGGGGCTTTTTCTTTATCATGATACAGTGCAAGCTGTGCTGATGATGATTTCAGGGTCAGTGGATGAATCCGTAACTGTGACGGTATACACGCCAGCGGTAGGGCTTGCCAGAGATGCGCCAGATTCACCACCAACTACTGCGCCATCTTTACGCCACACGTAGGTGTAAGGAGAGACTCCGCCTTCAACAGCAACAATTAACGGACTGCCAGCCGTGCTAGTTGGTTGCAGGTTGGTGGTGAATGCCAGAGGTTCAAGGCTTTCGACGGTAACGCTGTCAGAATCGTAAACCTTAAACTCAAGGCTGCCAGTAACGATGTCGTTCGTGCCACCTTCGTAGCTGATGCTGGTGATGTTGCAGTACGCGGTAACGATAGTCGCACCAGTCACCTCGCGAACCCACAATGAAGGCTGGCGACGAGCTTTCAGTTCAGTGGTGTAAATCTCAACCAGACGGTGGAAGCCAAACTCATCGCTCGGGTCATTCTTGCGGATTTCCACCTCTGCACTGATGGTCATATCAGAGCTGGTAACGAGAGTGGAAACAAATCCGCCAGCGGTATCCGCTTCTGACGTGGTGGTCTGTGGCGAGTAGTCCACGCCTTTACTGGTGGTTGAACCTAAATACTTCCAGTCTCCAGCTTTAGGAACTGCGTCACCGCACCCTTCAGCAAGGAATAGTCGGGTCATGCGACCGACCAGAACGCCTTTATCATTTGCACAAATAGCCATTTCGATCTCCGAATTGTGTTAGCTGCTAACGTGGTGATTATATCACAGGTGTTGACAGTGATTATTTTGTGGTGTAGATTGTATTCCAGATAGTTTTCGTGAGCGACTTTGCGGACTTTTTAGAAACTGACCACAAAGATAAATGCAAACGATGATGTTGTTCTGATAGCGGCGTAATATCCTGTAAGTCAGCAAGGTCTTCCGATTCCTTGTGAACAAATTCGGCGAAGTGGCCCGCTGTGATTAATAATGGGCACCCACCAATGAGAGCTTTATGATTTATCGTCGTTCTTGCGCGCAAAGTCTGTTCGAAAGATAGAGATTTCATTCGTGGGTAACAACGGGCATGTCGCCTTAGCAAATCCCTCAAGGGTGCAGCGAATAATCCGGTAATGTCGTTGCCGTAAGCCACACGAAACGTGGCACACAACAGGTAAGAGCATTGGGTTAGCGCAGCAGAGCAACCGTCGAAGTAGAGTCATAATCGAAAAGACGATTCTGTTTGGTCGATGCAATTAGTGCTCTTATCGTTGTGGTAATGCGGCTATGCGCACGCGGCAAGGTAAAAAACACACTCCATTTGAATGTTGCCTGCTGGCTTTACCGACCAGCAATCTGGAGGCACCAGAGCCACAACACTTAACATCCATCATTATCGCAATCATATATAGGGGTATGTATGGGTTACGGGGATGGATGCTTAAGAAAGCACGCTGGCAATGCTTAAACCAGCACTTATGGACGCGTAGCTTAATTGGTTAAAGCAACCGACTCATAATCGGCTGATTGAAGGTTCAAATCCGTCCGTGTCCACCAAATTAAAAGCCGCTTTATGCGGCTTTATTTATTTCACAACCCGCAAAAGCAACTCATGCACGTATCTTTTTTCTTCCGTCAACATCGGCCTACCAAGTGGCGCTTGCAACTGAATGTAGTTCACGCATGAATCAATCGGATGGGTTTTGATGTATTCGATAATCTCAAGCGCCTTCGCATCAACATCCGACACGTTATACTGTCTATGTTTGCCAATAACATACAGCGAGAAATAGAAGTCCACGCCGAGGCCATCCATAACCTGCGTGCCACCATTGGTTTGCAGGACAATAAATTGCTCGCTCCCATCTCCTGTATCATTCCAGAACTGCAACTGCGAAGTCCAGCCATCGTATAATCCGGCATCCTGAAGATATGCATCAACCAGCTTAAGCATATTCATTAGAGTGTCATCTCCTTCTTAATCACGCCATCAACAAGGTCTTTTGTGCGTTGCGCCGCTTTGGTCAGGAATTGTGGTTCACCACCCGGCGACCAGTATGTTCCATTACCATTGCTGCGTGGTTTACCTGCAAGTTTGCCACTGGCGTTATGAACATACAGTGCATATTTTGCAGAGTAGCCAACCTTGCCAGTGATTCGCGTTCCGCTAACTTCCACTGTGTCAAACTGACTGTTAATCAGAGTCGATGTGTCAATCGGCGTTAACGTGGCTGATTCGGTGCGGATGATGTATGTTGCTGACTTCATGGCGCGCACCGCTTTCGTGGCGATTATCTCATCCACAATCTGTGATGTTCTTTCTACGGCCTGCCGGACACCTCTTAGTTTTGCTGGCATTATGTCACCAGTGCAAAGTCAGGTGGCTCAGCGCGATTGAATGTATTACCGTAATTAATCACATTCAGAATCTGGTTTGCGCCAGCCGCCATCGGGTCAGCTTCTGTCACCGCGCCAATCATGATGTAATCACCTACCTTAGCGGCAGTGTATTCTGTCCAGAAGGTGTTCTTCTGCACAATCTCATTGCCTTTCACATCGGTCGATACATCATCGTTAAAGCCATAATCACACATGATGCCCACTGGCGCGTCAAAAGTTGGCTTGCCGTACTTGTCAGTGCCGCTTTTGTGCCAGATGGTGCATGGTTGCGTGTAGCTCCAGTTAGCCAGCGAAGTCATTTACACTTACTCCCGCGCACAACCGCAAACCACGGCTTACCGCTTCCGTCAGGGTCTTCCACCAAATCACCAGTGCATCCGGCTGTATCCAGTAGCTTCATCTGATTGTACAGCGCCACCCACGGTTTGCTGCCATACGAAAATGACTGTGAAGCTCCAGAAGGTGCGCTCTGACTGGTAACGTAGCGACCAGCGGTATTTGCGCCAATCAGGATGGAGGCCCACAGCATGATTGCATTTTGCCGGCATTCATCATTAGGGTAGTTCAGCTCAAGGCATTCGCTAATTGATGCCACAAGGCACAGAATGCCAGACGCATCTGTTGTGGTGATAGTCATCCCGCGAGATGCCATCTGACTGACCAGTTCTTCAGGTGTTGGTGCTGTCATTTCTCTTTGACTCCCGGACTTTCCACCACATTTCAAATAGATTCTTTATTACCAGAGACAGCGCACCTAGGATTGACGCTACTGCCGCCCACTCTGTCAGGCTGTGTGGAATCATAGCCTCAAAATAAGATTGCGTGACAGGTGTTTGCTCTGCGACTTTCAGACCAATGCCAGTGCCAATAGAAGCATACCCAGCCTTATCAATCACCTGTCCTGTCGTCCCGCTTATAACTTGCTCTGCGGCCTGCCTTAGTGTTTCGTTCATTGCGAGTCTCGCTGATGATATGTTTCCAGCACTTATAGATTTGAATCAGCGAAAAAACAATGGCGACCACGCCAAGAATAATGTCCAATTTCGCCGCCCCATTTAAAAGTGATGGAAAGGATGAACAGATGGATGCCGATAATAATAAATGCGTACTGCGCATGAAGCGGCGTTTCTACAGGCGTGATAAATTCCCATACGAATGACTCTATCGCTACCAGCCATTCGTAAAGGCTCATCGTCAGCACACAGAGCGCCATCTTTGTACTTTTGCGCAGTGCAATAGCCGGAAACAACCAGACCATAGACTGCGCAAGGTAATACAGATATTCGGCGGGAAATGAATCAACAAGCACCCATCCAAGATACACAGACATCACCATTGCCGGAATGAACACCAGAAACGCAACCATGCCCGTGCAGGCAAATCCCAGCACATACATGATCATGATGGCAACGTCTGCGCCGAACATTATTTTTTACCGCGTGATGGTGAGCGGGTGGAGCCGTTTGGCTTCACTGCGCCAGTTTTTCCGCCGGTTTTGGTGTTACCAGTAGCGCGTGAACGAGACGGACCGTTTGTTGAACCCATGTTTAAATCTCCTGTTGTTTGATTAGCATGATTTTAGCATATTCCTGTTGACGTAGATTGATGTGGCGTTTATAGTTAGTGACGTAGAAACAACAATAAATGTTAGAGGTGATGGAGATGAAAGAATTTAAAGGCACGCCCGGTCCGTGGGTTGCAGATATTCGCGGTGGTTGCGCAGCGGTTTACCCGTCTTGTAGAGCTGATGACACGCCGGGTTGTCACTATGACGATGACAGAAACATCGCCTTCTCTAGTAAGGGTGCCAAATACAACGGGATGCATTGGGAGATTGATGGCAGTGTTGAGCATGATTTTAATTTAATGGCGGCGGCACCTGAGTTGCTTGAAGCTCTGCAAAAAATGCTTAACAAAGCATACAAACAAAACTGGAATGAACAATACCCAGAAGAATTGCTGTTAGCTGAAGAATCCATCAAGAAAGCATTAGGAAAGAAACAATGAAAACACTCAGCAAAATCTATTCAGACAAAGAAACGCACAACGGCATAGCTGTCAACAAAACATATCTCGTGCCAGTTGAGCAAATCTATCTGGAACCGGGATATAACATCCGTGAAGCAGATGAGCAGCACGTTGAATATTTCGCGCAGTGCTGGGAATCTGGTCAGCCACTGCCAGCATTAACAGTTATTCCAGACGAGAAGGGGATTCGCATTCTTGATGGGCAGCATCGCTATCTCGGCGCATTGCGCGCCATTGAGCGTGGCGCACCAATCGTTCGCATTGAGTGTAAGGATTTTACTGGCGATGAGGCGGATAAAATTGCCTTCATGGTGTCATCCAGTCAGGGTAAGCAGCTTGACCCGTTTGAGCGTGCGAAGGCTTACACGCGACTGAAAGGCTTTGGCTGGACGAATGAAGAAATCGCCAAAAAGGTAGGTCGTTCAGTATCTGACGTGCAAATGCACCTGTCGCTGGGTGATGTGCCAGCTGAAGTGAAAGCGCGAATTAATGCAGGGCAAATCAGCTATGCAAATGCCGTAGCAGTAACGCGTGAGCATGGAGATGATGCGGTTAAAGTTATCGACGAGGCAGTCGAGGAAGCCAAAGCGCAAGGCAAGGATAAGGTTACAGCCAAAGTGCTGAAGTCGAAAAAGATTAAGCCAGTAGACCGCCTGATTGAGTTATTGAAGCCAGCAGACCATGTAATTCTACCTGCTGGTCATGTGGTGGCAGAGGATGAGGAGTTTATCCAGATTCCCGTTGCTGATATTCACGAGGTCATGGCAATTCTGGAGAAGATGTGATGAGTAAGTATGAAGAGTTGGACTTGAAGATATTGCACATGCTTTCTGTTAAACCAACTCCTGTTTTTGATATATGGCTTAAGTTTCGTGATGATGTTAGAGACATTACGGTTATTGATCGGAGGATGCAGGCACTGAAAAAGAAAGGTTTTGTTTATAACGTTCGCGGATGCGGTTGGGTTAAGCTATGACACCAGAACAATTCATCGAAAAACAACTTCGAGCCAAGCTGCCAGACATTGACCAGATGGCAATTGATGCGGCAATTCAGTATTACAAGCGCAACCAGAGCGCAAAGAAGGGCGGCATTTTTGAAGAATGCCTGAAAGTTGCAAAACAACACATGATAAAGGTGAAGTGATGAAACTAAAAATCAGCAAATTATTACTTGAATCAGCATTAATATTTCAGGCGCGCAATGATGTGCGGTATTACCTGAATGGCATCTGCTTTATGCCTGATGGTCGCATTGCATCAACTGACGGTCATCGCGCATTCATTGGTGGCAGCCATGACAATAAGCTGACAGAAAATGTGATTATCAAGATTGGCAAGTCTCCAACAAAACGCTATGACTACGCCATCATTGATACAAAGTCGAAAATTGCAACGTATCATGATGAAGATGGCGTAATAGTTGGTTCTGGTATCTGCGAAGAGATTGATGGTCGATTCCCTGATATTGATCGCGTTATACCAAAGGAAACGAAAGCAGCAGAGGAAATTGGCTTCAATGCTGGCTATCTGGTTGACGTTGAGAAAGTGGCGAAGCTGTTTAATCCTAAATTCAGTGGCGTTAAGTTTGAGTTGAATGGAAGTACAAATGCCGCGGTTTGCTGTCTTAGTGCGCCATCTGGCGAGACTGCGAAAATTGTTGTTATGCCTATGAGGATTGATTAATGAGCGTTGAAATGAAATGCTGCAGATTATGCGGAGTTAAGCAAAGTGGAGTTGATAAGCATAATAATGAATACGAAAAACTTGTCAGTCTTGTTCTTCGTTCTGGAGACGAAAGAGAACTGCTTGAGTTGATTGACCTTATGAGAGGCAAAATAATAACATCGGTAACAACATCAATTGGTAGCAGTAAGTTGGCATATGAAAGCCGCGAGCTTTATCATGTTCAAATTATGTATGACGCAATAGCAGCATTGCGTGACAAGCTAATCTCCAGACAGTAAACCAAAGCCCCTTTCGGGGCTTTATTCTTCAAAATCATCATCGTCTGGTGGCTTACCCGGATTTGGCGGATATATCATTTTTACCCTCCATCAGACTCAATGCAGCAAGCAATTTAGCTCCAGCACGTTCAATGTATACTGTCTGCTGTACGCTTAACTTGCCATTCATCATCACGCCAAGCGCAGCGCCCATTCCGCCAGCAGCCTTGAAGTCGCCCATTGCGCTACGCAATATCGCTATTGATGTGTGTCCCTCAGCAATATACTCATCGGCGTTTTTTGCCATTTTTTCTGCCAGTTCACTCGGCGTCGTCATCCTTCACCTCCGCTTTCTTCTTGCTTTGCTTTGGTGGCGTTGAGCTGATAGTTTCCCGCTTTTGCTCGGCTTCAGGTTCAAGGCCAAGAAACGCGTTAACAAACTCTTCAGCAAAACGAGGTTCAGTTCTTCCGTAAACGTGCATGCACTTCAGGTCATCAACCGTCAGGTGTGCCGGAGTCATGCTTATCTGGTTGGAGTGGAAGCCCACATAAATGATAGATTGAGCCTGCTCCAGTGAGTTTGGCGCTGGAAGGATAACCCCTTTAATCCAGCAGGCATAAAATGGATGACCGAATACCTTATGGCATCCTGTTTCAACCCAGTTTACTCTCTCGTGCGGGAATGAAGATGCAGGGTCGGACGCGTCGCGCTTCAGTCGCCATTCAGCGCCGCTAATCCTGATCACCTGTTTGGTTTCCACTTCTCTGATTTGTGATACGCCAAGCGCAGGAACAGATTCATTTACCATTTGTGGGCTTCCGATTTAATTATAAATGTTCATAAGCACGGATACATGCAGCAGCCAAATCGCACAATTCTTTCTCAATGTGCTTTTCGTCGCCGGATGCTTTTGCTTCCATGAGTTCCTGATATTCCATCGCAACGATAGCCATCAAGCCACTCTTAGAAGTCCCATGCGACGCCCAAGTTGAAGGATGTTTGTAAAGACGCTCCTGAACACGGGCCATAGCTGAACTATATTCGCCAGCATGTTGATCATGATGCATTACTCCCATCGTGTCTGGATGGCTGCCATGATGATAATGATGGTGGTGATGAATCTCGATGTCTTCATCTTCGTCATCATCGTCGCGCTTAATGACAAGGTACGGTTTTAAGTGCATATCTCACCTCAATAACGCCCCTTGCGGGGCGCTTTGATTAGCAGCCGCAGCATCCTGTAGGAGGCGTCTGTGGAGTTGGCAGCTTGAAGTTAACCAGTTGCTCAACCTGATCAATCTCGCACTTCAGTTTAGCGGTCTGATGTGCCTGAGACAGTTGGAATTGCAGCGCGGTCTGCTGTGCCTTCAGGTCACAAATCAGAACAGCCTGAGCGTCTGCGAACTGTTTCAACATCAGCGCGCGCGTCTCATTGCCCTGACGCTCAATGTTCAGGTTGGTTTCGCAGCAACACTTCTCGGCAGCTAACTGAGCATTGAAAGAACGCTCCAGCGCCGCACGGTCATTTGCGCACAGTGCCGCAAGAATCTGGCTGGTGCCAGCCTGAATCTGAGTATTCAGCCCGGCGAAGCCCTGCACTGATGCCAGCATGTTCTGCGTGTTCTGCTGAGTGATGCCGTTATAAGTGGATGCCGCAGCGCGCTCAACGGTCAGGTTTGTGCCGTTCTGCCCCTGAATGGTTTGCAGGGTGCCATTGTTGATGGCCTGTAGAATTGCGTTAGTGTCAACTGAATTTTGCACCACAGCCTCACCAGCGAAACCGCCGCGACCACCCCAACCATTGCCACCCCATGCGTTACCAAACCATGAGCCAATCAGGCCTCCGATGCCGCCGCCAACAGCCGCTGCACCTGCATCGCCACCAATTCCGCCAGTCGGAATGAGAGTCATATCAGTCATGATATTTACCTTTGTGATTGCCACCGGAATTGGTGGTGACGTAATGATGGTACAATTGATCACCATAAGACAGATGGGGAAATAAAGATGACGGACAGGCGTCGTTGTGCGTCTTGCGGTACGTTGTTATATCGGTGTCCGGAGTGCGGGGAGTGGTTCGTTAAAACCAACTCAAAGCAGGAAGTTTGCAGGCAAAGGTGCAGGCAAAGGAAGGCAAAACGGATTAAAGAAAAAGCCCCTGAATAGGGGCTTTATTTATTCATCTTCATCACTGGTGCGACGGCGACGTTTTGGTTTGTCATCGTCGTCTTCTTTTGCTGGCGTGGCAACCTCAAATGTTTTTGGTAGTTCAGGCATAACGCGCAGCTTTGACATCCAGTGTTCAGGCGGCGTTTCAATCACTTCACCAATCTGCAATTCACGAATCTTGCCTTTCTCTTTAACAAAGATTCCACGGGCGATCACTTCGTACTTAGCCATTATTCACCTCAAATTCATAAAGGGGCTATTCGCCCCTTTTTATTACTGCGGAGTTTGCGTGCCGTAGCCGTTGAATACTTTGGACTTGCCAGTGAAATCCTTACGGATTTGCAGACCCATAGCTGACCACACGAGGAAGTTAAAGTTATCGTGCGGGTTGTCGCGGGCTGCCGCATAGGTGGACACTGGCTGAGCAACACGCGGGCGGATGTACATGTCGTTGCGGACGTAGCCAACGAAATGGTTGCCAGTCAGCAGGAAGTTGGTGCCAATCTTGCCGATGCGACCATTGCCGAACTGCGTGATGTACTGCTCAACTGTGCCACCTTTGAAACCAGCCGCATCAGAATACGGACGCATGAAGCTACGACGTACCGCCGGGGAAACCCACAGAGTCACCTGCTCAAATACGTTCTGCGCATCCAGAATTGCCTGGAAATCCTGATTGAAGAAGGTCACGATTTCGTCTGGCGTTGCGGTTTGCAGGTCGATATTCAGGCCGCCGGAAGCATTCAGTTTAACCTGAATAGTGTTCGGGTGGTTGGTGATACCATAGCCAGTGTAAACGCCGTTCACATTCAGAGTCTGGTCGCCAGTCAGCAGGTACTGCGCCATATCGGAGCGCAGGTTAAAGGTGACGTTGGCCTGATCGTCCAGCAGTGGGTCGAATCCTTCAGACTGCATACCCAGCAGTTCGCGCCATTCGCGGCTGTAGCCAGTTTTGAAGATTGGAATCACATCGCCAGTGTAATCGTAGCGAGTTTTATCTAAATCTTCCGGTTCCTGACCAGACAGGGTGCGGACGACCTTACCAGCATCGGAAGCAATGCGGCTGATTGCCACAGTCTTACCGATGTTGATGTTTGCCGCGATACCCATCAGGTCAGCCATCATATCCTGACCAGCTTCGTTGCGGAAAACACGGGTGGTGACGTTATCCACGTCGCGCCAGTAATCTTTCGTTACCAGTGCGGTGGCGTTAACACCGTAAGTTTTCGCCAGCTCAGCTTCTGCATTGCAGAACACCTTGCGGTCGATGGTGAGATGTTTCCACTGGTCAGCCACCACTGCGGAGTTGGCTACCAGGTCTTTGGTAAAAATAATCTTTTCCATTATTAAGCTCCAGCAGGCATGGAAGCATTGCCAGCGCGACGAACTGCAACCAGCTCAGCGCCGTCAGAGGCAACGGTGTAAGTTTCATAGGAGTAGAACAGGATATTATCCCCATCACCAGCAACCTTCAGCGCACCAGCGCCATTGCTTGCCAGCGGAGTGCCTTTCTTCAGCACTGAACTCTGCGCAACCAGCGCATGATAGGTGACGCCAAACTCGCACTGCACAGCCATGCCAGTAGCATTAGCCGGAACAGCTTCAGATACATCACCGCCGCCGATGTAGTTGTGCTGAAGCACATAAGGGAATCCCTGACCGCCAGCGGTAGCGTGTGCGATGATTTTGTCGTCGGTATTGAAATCAACCAGTGCGCCCGGTTGCAATGCGGCGTTCATGATGCCTTCGCGAATCTGCGGGTCGTTCTTGCGAGCTGGGCCACCAATGATGGTGCCATAACGGATAGTAGCCATTATTCCGGTGCCTCCATATCAAAATCGTCATCAGCGTGGTTCGGCTGGAAGCCACCTTTCAGCGCAGCAGGCTTACTGGTCAGCGCATAGGTTTCACGCAGTGCTTCGCCTTTCAGTGCATTCACAGCGGATTCCGGCAGTTTCAGTTCAGCGATGATAGCAGCACGCATCGCGGTTTCTTCCTGTTCGGTATTAGCCTGCAATTGCTCTTTCAGCTTAACGTTTTCAGCTTCGATGTCGGTCAGCTTCTGGTTGACAGCTGTCAACGATTCCTGAACCGGCTTGAGGGCTTCAGCGAGTACCGCCTGTAATTCCTCGTTAGTCATTGAGATTTCCTCTTCAGTTGATTTTACCGGCTCAAGTTCAGTCTTATAAACAGCCTTGACCCGCTCACCGACCAATTTTACCACATCATCTTCAACGATGTAGAACTGCTGAAAAATCTGGCCTTTGATTTCAAATCCGACGCGGTCGTCGTACACAGCCACAATGTAAGGCCAGACATCTTCGCCGACTTCAGCTTTCAGAATCTGGCGAATCTGCTCGCTGATGTTCTCAAATGACAGGTCTGATTTGTTGGTGATGTAGTTGATGGCTTTATGCAACCATGATTTATAATTAATCTTGTTAGCGCTTTCGTCTGGCACGGTTGAATCTTCAAGGTTTACGGTGATGCGTTCGATTTGCTCGCCATTGGTGGCGAAGATGCCCACACCATCTTCTGGCGTTCCGGCTCCCGGCACTCCCGGCGGCAGGATGGCGAGATGGTCCCATTCCATGTTGCGCGCAATCCATGTGTATTTCTTGCCTTTGCTTGTACCTTCCGCAGCTTCGCGGTTGAGCAATAAACCAGTGGATACGTGGATTGGCTCAGCGCCTTCTGCGGAGTTCATCAGCGCCTCAATGCGACCAAGCAGCTCCTGACCTTTCTCTGAACGTTCAGCGATGACTTTGTTAACCTTCAGGTCAACAAGCGCCTTGCTGCCATCATGGGATGAGTTTTCAATCCATGCGCCAACACTGAACTGGTTAGCAGCGCGCGTCATGCTTGCGGAGACGTATTTACCATCAATCATCGGGTGATTGTATGGCGCTGGCTTACCATCAAGGCCATGATAGCTCTTGCGAATTTCCTCACCCGGATACAGACCGTTGTTCATCACAACATCATCAACTACTGGCACGACGTTTTTAATCACGTAGTGCGGGTCGCCATCAATGATTTGCTCACTGATATTGCTTGCGGAATTGATAGTCGTCAGGACGTTAACCTGCAATTTATTATTCATGTGCTTAAACGCTTCCACTTCTGCGAGGCGCTTTTTGGCTGCTTCTTCTGTGTCGTATTCGCCAAATTGCTGTGAGCCGTCTTTCGACTTGACCACCCACTTATCGCCAATCTTGACAATCATGGTTAACTCTCCACGGTTAGTTTGTGGTCGAATTATAACACAGGGAGATATAGCACCATGAGGCGGTAGCCAGTGCAAATAATGGCGAATCGGTGAGTGCGTAAAGCGTGAGAAAGTAAGTGATAGAGATTATGTTCATGGGCTACCTCCTGATTAAAGGATAGCAGCCCATGATGAACAAAAGATATACGGTGTTAGTCTGAAATCACGTCATCCATAAATGCGAGCGCAGCACCTGAAAGGCAGAATAGAGCGCCATAGCAAATCATCTGGTACAGAGTGTCAGCCTCAAATACTCTCGCGAATGCGTAGGCTGATAATATCCAAAGCAATGGAATCATGGTCTACCCCTGTTTTCTTTGTAGAGTGCGTCGCAGATTTTTTGATACTCCCTCTGAAACCAGTCTACGTTCCTGTTGTAATCACTGCCTATTGCCTCAATCTTCTTTGTCGCCATTGCGCTTGCTGCATTAATCAATGCAACCTGAACCTCCACTGGCAATTCTGGAAATTTTGGTTCGCTCATAACCCAGCCTCCTGTTTTGCGCGGTGCACATATGACATGAACTTTCCAATAGGCATTTCCTTGCGGATTTGCGCCAGAATAGCGCCATGCAACATCCTTTCCTCACCAAAATACAGCTTATCGAGTCGCGTTTTGATGAGTGCTCGCGTGCGCTTCATGTGGTCGCGCGCTTTAAGTGCTTTCTCATGCCAGACGCGGTCGTTCTTCTTATCTGCATATTGCAGTTGACGCTCAACGGTTTCTATTTCAAACGCTAACTGTACGTCATAATCTTCAAGCTGAATGATGTCTGCTTTCATGATTTCGTTTAGTTGGATAATCATTTTTTCACCTTTAAGCCCGCGTTATTAATTTGCTCGCGATAATAGTCATCAACATGTGGTCCGTGGTCGTTTGGGTATGGGCACGCCTGAATCTGAATCGCCGCGCGCGATGCCTGCCATCCTCGCCATAACCAGAACAAAGCCTCTGAACATGATTTTCCATAATAGAGATAATCACCGCCAACATAGTAGCCATAATCATCGTCACCGCAAAAATCAGCACAAGCGATCGCATCACTGAACCACTCATATTTATCGCTCATTTCTTCTTCAAACCGCTCTCTACTCGTCATCTTCACTTCCTCCACTATCCAGCCCATCTTTCTACGGTTATTGGCAATAAACTCATCTGATGTCACAAAGAGAGTTCTGCCAGATTTATGCTTAATAACCCATCTCATTTAGTACATCCTCAGCAAGTTTGCGGAACATGATTTGCACTCTTGCCACTTTGCGCCACTCAGCTTCGGTGAGAATCACATCCTCATACTGCGGCATTCCTGACATTTCGCATGGTGGCAGCGTTTCATACTCTTGCTTCTTGCGTTTGGTTTTCCCCATGCTGACCTCTTACGTTGCGAAGAAGTGAATTAAACAGGCTGCTGACGTTAACATCATGCTCACGCCATGAGTAACGCCATAGCTTCTTGTGGTGGTCATAGCTTCGCGTCACATCACCGTCATGAAACATAATGCGGATGCGGCTTTTCACGATGCGATAATCAATGCCAGTGGCGGCGCTGATTTCTTTCACTTCCGCGCCAGCGTTATCAAGCAAATGGCACTTAATCGCATCATCAATACCAGCGGCATCATCAGAGATGAAATATTTATATTGCCACTTACCGCCACGAATCACCGACCTCTCGCGGCGTATAAAGCCAAGCGCCAGCATCTCATGCAAACGATGCGTTGTGGTACTTGAATGCTTTCCGCCGCAATGCTTCTCAATGTATGCGCGCGTTGCTCCTGGATGCATCATAATCACGCGCATGATTTGTGATTTATAATCCATGATCGCGCTCCTCTGCTGCCTGATTGAAGTCTTCGGCGGTGTAGAGGTGACCGCACCTTGTGTTCCATGCCTTCACTGCTGACGCCCGACAAGGACATTCATCAGTACCGCATCCACACTGTTCGCAGGCTACATAATATCCAGTAGAATAATCATGCTCATTGTTGTCTTCATATGGACTGCCGCCACAGAATGGACACTCAAGCAGCATTTCGTCATTCATCATCGGCATATGTGGTGCGCTCATTTTATCCACTCCCCAAGATTGTTAAATTTAGGCGCATCGCCAGACCAGTCGATAACATCTTTCAGCTGGCTACGTTTGCGTTGCAGGCGGTTACGCACCTCTCGCAACTCGCATTCCAGCCATTCGCGAGTGCGCTCAACTTCATTCAGTCGCTGGATTAACGATTGTTCGTACAGTTCATCAGTTGTCATTGTGTGTTCCTTAAAATTTACCAACTGTTGCCATTCTCAGTAGTTCAGGCAGCACCCCAGTCGAGTAATCGACCTGACCCTGATGATATCCTTCAAGGACCGCGTTTGTGAGATGCGTAAGACACAGGTTAATGTCTTCAGCACTCACTCCGCGAGCTTCAAGCATGGAACGTAAATACTCACATCTTTCTGTTATTACTTTTTCTGCACTCATTCCACATCACCTCTTTCGTTGTGGTAGAATCTACGTCAATAAGTATTGACTAAATGATGTAGATTGGTCAACAATAATTTTCGAAAAGGAGTAGTAAATATGCCAAGACCACGACGTGAGCCGATGGACATTATCACCAGTATTGTGGAGAAGCGGCAGCCGCTGACACTCCGCGATGTTCGCTACTTTGCCCGTTGCTATGTGGCGCTGGCTGATATGTCAAAAAATGACATGTATGATTTAATTCGCGCCAACTTCAGTGTTGACGAGAATAACAAAGTCACAATAAAGGAGAGTGATGATGGATTGGAATGATGTGTTCGAATACCGTGATGGGTTGCTATATTGGAAGATAAAAACAAACAGAAACATGAAAATAGGGAGGCTGGCAGGAAGCATGGCAGGTAATGGGTACATGCAGGTTCATTGCTTTGGAAAAGTGCGACTGATGCATAGAATAATTTGGGAAATGCACAATGGTGAGATACCAGAGGGGATGGAGATTGATCATATAAACCACATTCGTGATGATAATAGGATTGAGAATCTCAGATTGGTAAGCAGAAAGCAGAACGCTAAGAATCTTTCTATGCGATCTGATAACACGAGTAATGTTGTCGGAGTTAGTTGGGATAACAAGAGTAAGAAATGGTATGCAAAGATTGCCGTGAACGGAAAGCAGATTGCGCTTGGCAGATTCTCAAACTTGTCAATGGCTGCGGAATGCAGAAAGGCAGCTGAGGAAAAATATTGTTTCCATAAAAATCACGGAGCATTAAAGTAAATGAAAGATACAGAGCAACTCATCACCGAACGCGGCAGTAGATATGGCAAATTCAAAGACGGTGCTGAAATCATGCAGGAACTGAAAGATGTGATGCGTGAAGTGGATGGTTGGCATAACCTGACGCCAAGCCAGCGCGAGGCACTCGACATGATTCAGCACAAAATTGGGCGCATTCTGAATGGCGATCCGACCTATGATGATAGCTGGAAAGATATTGCTGGCTATGCAACGTTAATTGTTAATGAACTGAATGGAGAGATTAAATAATGTCATTCTGCGACATCACAATCGCGCAACGAAACGCGAACTTTACCAATATTGCTGACACGTCCGCGCAACTGGTATCACTGAATAGCGACGGCAGCGCAGTGCTGAAAATCGGCACTGAAACAGCGCAATTCATCGTTCAGAATCTGTCGCAGGCGAACGCAAAGCAGGTGCTGATTAGCACTGGTAGTGTGCTGTTTCTGGCTGGCAATTACAATGCACCGAATCTTGAGTGCTCGCTGGTGCGCATCGTCGAAACGGCTGCGGAGGAAGTTGTTAATGAACCAGCAACGCTGCCAGCAGAGTGAGCCTTCCGCCTACATCGTTACGGATAATCGTGGTCGTCGCTATCTGGTGTTTTCTGGTAGCGTTGAGCACCAGAACGCAGTTATGTTTGGATATAAAATAAGGGCTTTATATGAGCAAGAAAGTTGAGGAATTCGTCAAAAGAATGCAGTCATCTGGTGTTAGTCTCACTGTAGAAGGTGGTGTGGTGGTGGCACGTAATACTGCTGGTATGTCAGGGAAAGACATTATTGAGATGGCTAAACTAGATAAGAATGGGGAGTTAGCTAAGTATCTATCACCAAAATAAAACAAAGCCCCATTATGGGGCTTTTTTATTGCGCAGTGAATTATATTGCGCCTCACACGTCAATCCCGCCTCTCTTGCCCTGTCAGCGTAATCTGCCAGCTGTCGATTTCTTTCGACAGATGCTGTGAGCACGTCGGCAAGCAAAACTCCGGTTTCTGCGACTGGATTGCCAATGGACTCAGCGGTGGAATATCCGACGAGCTGCTTGCGGATGTTTGCGAGCTGTTGCTGCAACCTGCCAGACTTGGCAGCAGCATTGACAGCATCATTACGCGCAGCATCAATCCTTTGCTGTGCGTCGGCCTGAATCTTTTGCAGTTCTGCATTGCGTCGTTGCTCCTCTTGTTCGTCTGCAGCCTTCTGGTCTGCGATTGCTTGAGCTTTGCCTTCTGCGTATCGCTGGTCGCCGTAGCTGATGATTTCGCTACGCACCCACAGCGCACCAGTGGCAACAATTATAATAATTGCCAGTGGTCGCCAGTATCTACTGAGTACTGTTTCCATTTCCCGAAACTCCAGCCAGCCATAAGTGAGGATGGGCTATGCAGTTGGTTATAAAGTGCAATCCCTTGGTGGTCTGGTATGCAAAGTAAAATCCACTACGCATCTTCATCAGTTTATGTATTTCACGCATTCTTGCTTTCATCTTTTAACCTCTTATTCGCCTTATTCATCGCATGCATCTTGCCGAGAATGCCAACCAGCATGATTGAATAACTCACGCCTTTGACCACGATTGGCGGCAGCGCTGCTTTCAGGTCATCCGGCATCATTACCCATACATGCATCATTGCATCAGGCCACAGCTGCAACAGTGAGCAGAATGAAATCCACGCGCCGAGCAGCCAGTTGCTTAGCCTTTTCATGCCACAGCTCCGCCAGCCTCTTTGTATACCTGAATCAGCTTATCCAGTTTCTGCTCATGCTGACCATAACCAGCACCAGGCAATGAAGCCCAGCGGGAGCGGCATTTATGGATGGCATCAGCAATGCGACCAGCCTCAATATCGGCGGTGGCTTTGCATTCGCGGATTAGCTGCATTGCGATAGCATCCTGCGATGCTGGGGAGAAGTCCGGCAAACGTAATTGCTTTTTGTACGCATCATAAAACTTAGCTAACACCTGATAGCGCCCGGCGGCGGTGGACTTAATGCCCAACTTAGGCAGGCTAATCAGCTTGCGCGGGTGGTCGGAATAGTCGGTAAACAGCGAACCACCAACAATCACATCATAACCATGATTATTGGTTTTCTGTCGCCCATTATCCGTGCCCTCGCTGTACGCCAGCATATCCAGAAACGCCTTCATGTTTTTACTAATAGCCATACCAGTAAACCTCTTTTTCAGCCTTGCGTTTTGCTTTGTCGCCAGTCTTCTCACCCCACACGATGAAATGCGCAACGGCACATGAGAAGCAGCGGAGATTGTGTTTCTTCAGAAGCGTTGATTTGCGGAACACGTCAATACCAATATCGGTGGCAAGACTTGTCAGTGCGTCGAACTGATTCTGTGTTGTCTCAGTGGTGATGTAAGGCGATATATCCACGGCATCGGTGATCCCAAGCGTCTCCATGCCGCGTTGCGATAGTTTCATTCTGCCTCCTGTTCAAATAATGATTAATTCTATCACAATGGTGTTGACGTAGATTGAGTGGTGGTGCATAATATCTACATCAAATGATGAGCGAGGAAGAAATCATGGTAATGGTCAAATTCAAAGAAAACGGACGTTGCGGAGTGTTCGGACTTGAGCAAATCAAAATACGTCCGTGCGGGAAGGTGGTTGCTCCATTTGGTCTGGTGCAGATGCGTGAAGTTGAGATTGTTGAATATATTAAGTGAGGTTGGTGATGGAAGAGTTTAAAGGCACGCGTGGGCCGTGGATATTTTCAGTAGATGAAGATGACATCTGCGATAACGGATTAATTAAGTCAGAGAGCGGAAGTATTGTTTGCTACTTTGGAAACATGGAGCAGTATTACCCAACAAGCGGAGAGCCTCCTAATGGCGATGATATGTCATTGATCCTTGCATCTCCAGACATTCTCTCAGCACTCCAGCAACTACTGGAAATCTACGACGACCACTCCGGCAAAGTCTGGACAACATCAAGCAAGCGTCGCGCTCTTGACAATGCGCGTGCTGCGGTTAATAAAGCATTGGGAGAAACAAAATGACATGGATTCTACTTATCATTTTTGCGTCATATCAAGGTCCAGCGATAACAACGGCTGAGTTTTCTAATCATAATGCATGTGAAAATGCAGCTAAAAACATAAGTGCAATTTTCAACAAAAACTATAGTGGTTTCGATGCTATTTGCGTTCAAAAAGGAACTGGAGAAACAAAATGAAACTTATAGATCTGTTAGTTCAAGAATTGCCTAATCGTGATGGGTGGCCTCACGATGCGCTGTCAATTACCCAAGATAATGACGGTTCACTGTGTGTATGGGACAAAAATGACCCATATTATGATGGACTGTCATGGAGACATCACGCATGGAATAGCCTTGTATATTACTGGCGTGGAATTAATGCCGTACCTTTATCTTGCGACCACAGGGAGTCGATAGTGACCTATTGGCAATACAAAGCAGCACTAGCCGAATCTCAAAAGCAAGCATGGAGCGGCGAAGGCTTGCCACCGGCTGGGTGTGAATGTGAATTTATCAGCAATGGAGTGTCATTGGGAAAGGTTAGGGTCATTGGCTTTGATGGAGAAAAAATAGTTATCAGACCATCTGGTGAAATTTACTATGCAATAACCCCGTCCAATAAGGATGTTTTCATCCCATTTCGCACAGAAGCAGAAAGGAAGCATGAGGCTGTACTTGAATCTATCTGCGCAGTGTTAGAAATGGTAGCTCAAGATTACAAACGCGAGGATGAGGCCAAGTTAATTTATGAAGCCATTGCGGCAGGCAAGATTCCCGGCGTGAAACTGGAGGATTGACATGTATAAAATGAGCAAGAAAAGCCTCATTGGCAGGATTGCACTTCTTCCTGTGTTTTTACCGGTCATCGCACTTGAATTGATTTTAAATAAGGCTGACGACTGGAGTTTTTCTATCAGAAGGCTAAGAAGGAGAATGGAAAAGTTCGCTGATGATAAGTTTCCATTGGCAAACGATAAAAAGACAAACATTTAAACCAAGCCCTCACTTAGAGGGCTTTTTGTTTGCCGACTGCCACGCTTCTCGCTGCTTATCTAGCCTTTCCTGCGACGATTCAAGAATAACTGGCTTGCCACCCATTAGTAATGCCGGTGTTTGTGCGCAGTGGCAGTTCCTGCGGTTTGCTCCCTCGCTGTAAAAAGTGTCAATCTCTTCCGGTGTATAGAACTTGCCATGCCGTGATGCATGCCAAGCCCTAGTTGATTTCATCAGCGCTGACTGCCACAGCATCACCGTTTCAATACCTAACTCTTCGCGCGCCTCAATAACTTCCCGTCTGTTAGCCTGCCGCAGCGTTCCGGTGATTTCTGTCTGCGCTATCTGTTTTGCGTAGCTATGAGACACATCCACGCGCTTAACAATATCAGCTTCAACATCGCGAGGATTGGCTCCACGGGCAATGCCTTCCATAATGACAGATGCCAGTTGCTGTCGGGAGTAGTCACTCAATCCTCTCCAGTCAGAGTAACCTTGTGTGTACGCCAGTTGAAGTCTGTTCAGATATGGCTCACTGTAGAGTATCGCAGCAATAGGTCGCTGTTCAGCATAAACCGGAGACAGGCTTGATAGTTCAGAGTTGGCCTTCTGAGTCCCTGCCTGGTACGCATCACCGATGAACACATTGGCCCACATTCTTCCGTGACCGAAATCATCACCTTCGAGCAGAATCTCGTCAATCAGCGCCTGCAATTCATCCATGAATGTAGCGGCTCGCGCACTACTGAAATCATAGAAATACAGACCGCTTGATTCTGCGTTAGCCTGACTGCTCGGAATAGTGCGAAACAACTCAAGCGCACGCGTCCTGAGTTGCTTGTATTTACGCTTTATCACCTTATCCATCTTTGACAGGCGAGTTGCAGCGCCCAACGGGTCTGTCAGACTCTGCGATATGCGCGGTTGCGGCAGTCTTGCGTTAAACCGGAGTATCTTCATTTTCATCTTCCGACGGGGTGTCTTCCATATATCCATCAGGCATTTCTACAGGCTCAAGCCCAAGGAATCCCCTGATTTCATCATCTGTAAGGATTTGACCAACGCCAGCATTTGCCGCACTTTGCGCAGCCTGAGCGAGTTTAACAATCAACTCAGCCTTGTCGTTCTGCGTTGGTTCAAGAAGGTCGTTCCACTTGCAATAATATCCAGCGGCTGGCGCTTTATCCACAATGCCAAACGTAATTAAACGCTCAACGAAAGAGCCAACCAGATAATCAAGCCAGCCATCCCTGCGTTGCATAGCCATCATTGCCAGCGACTGTTCATCATTGGCTGATGCAAGAACACCGCTGCGACTTCCAAGCAATGAGTTGAGCGGGATATTCACTGAAGCAGCGAACTGGCTGGCAGCAACATACATAAATGGTTCAGGGTCGATCATTGATGTTGAAAGAACGCTAACATCACTGCCGAAGCTGAACATTGCCGCATCAATGCCTGAATTGAGCATTTCGATGTTTTCGTTCAGCAGGTCAGCCAGTTCATCTACTGGAACCTGCATCTGCTGCGCCAGAGATTGCGCTGAAACATTATCTTTATTGAACGAAACATTAAGTTGGCGAGATGAGTTTTTAAGCAACCCCTCAGCAGAACTTCCGGAAACCTTAGCGCAATCTATTAATGAGTTAAAACCAGCGCGTAGCAATGGAACGCCACTGAACATACTGCCGTCAAAACTACCCTCAGCCAGAATGATGATGCGGTCAGGGTGAATCTGTACTGAACGTTCGGGATTGCCATCGCTGTCGAAGTCCTCAACGGCTCTTTCCTGGTATTCGTACATCTCAGGCATGCCGTAGTCTTCGCTGGTTTCGTCATTATTCCTTGCGCTGACGCGGAGTTGCTCCTCCCACACCGGAATGAATCGCACAATGGATTTATCTTTAATGCGGCGGGTTTTGGTGATGTCTACCGGTTCGCTCCACTTGCGTCCGTCACGGATTTGCAGGATTAGCGCAGAATATCGGTTAATCAGATTCCGCTTATCTGCATCCTTGATGAATGGAAGTGCCTTTTTCAGAATGTCATTGACACTCTTTTCCCACGGGGAAGTAGCTTCATCATCAGCGCCATCCTCAAGCACTGCAGGCATACCATGCCACGACTTGTTAAGAACGATATTTACTGCGGCGTTTGCCAGTGGGTAACGCTCATATGCAAATCTGAAATCCTCAGCGTTAATTTCCTGCTTGTACCCGCATTCCGCCCAGAGACGATCGTGCTTCTGGTCGAGATTCTTCCCGCCAGCACAAAGCCGCTGTTTCTGAATCGCCCGGTTATTGTTCGCCACGCGGTCGCGTATATAGGCATTTAATGCATCAATTTTGGACATATGTCACCAATAAAAAATCCCATCACGTTGGATGGGATTATAGCATGGTCACTTGTTGCGATTTCGGTTTCTGTAGGCCGGATAGAATTTTGACAGAGGCCACACCCAGAATTTCCACATCATCTCATCGTAGCTTGGTAGCGCCTCATGAAACACCCTCCCGGAGGAATACCCATCAGGGTCTTCTGTATAGAAGTAGTCTATAAATCTCCCACGGGCGATATAAACAAGCTGATTTCTTATCAGGATATAAACAAAGAACGCCACAACGATAAGAGTAAGAATCGTAGCTGCCATCACTCCACCTTTTCGAATTTATCAATGACAACATCAATACCTTGCTCTCGTAGCTTGGCAACCGTATCATCAGAAAAGAATTTATCGAACGCCGTCACAGCACTATCAGCAATTGCGATTCTTCCTATCTTCTGGGCAGCACACCCATTATTCAATACAGCTTCAGCATGAATAAAATAAACGCTCACCACTCAATCTCCAATCATATGTGATAGTCTCTCGCGACCAGATATTGCAGCAATCTCGGCTTCCTCAATTGTTTTGTAATATCCTAAGCAGTGCTGTTTTTTGTTAAAGAAGATGGTGGCGCGATACAACCCTGTTGGCTTGTGAAGTGATACACCCTTAATTCCAGTGGAGTTATTTTTATATGGTCCACGCGTGATTGCATGATCAATTCTGCAATCAATCATTTCCCTGCATCCGGCTGGCGTTATTGATAAATCACTCCATTTAACACTAAATGGATTCTGAGAAATGGAATAAACATTCTGACCTTCAGGAGGAAATTCACCAGTCATATAAAGCCATGCTATGTGTCTTGCAGAGTATTTTTTGCCGAGTATTGTTATATAACAACCAAACTTAGTTTGATGTCCTGCCAACTTCCCAGACCTGCCACCACGCAACCAGATGAAATCCCCAGATTCAGGATAGTACCTTAGCCATTTCTTTAATTCTTGCTGAGTAAGCATCACTCAATCTCCTCACCATTAACCCAGCATTGCAGGACTTCGACTAGTTGAGCTGCTTGTTGCTTGTCAAACCTGACATAATCACCAGTAAAATCTTGTATGCAAACGGTGTCGTAATCCGTGAACACATTTATCGCCATGCAGTTAACCGTTTCCTCAATTTTCATCACTCACCCTCTCAAAAAATCATTCTTGCAGCAGATACCTTTATATCCGCGCTTCTCCTGCAGGTTGACGAAAACATCATCAATAACGCGCAGCAGGAAATCCTCGTCGATGTCATACCGACGGCAAATTACCTCGTCAGGCACACCAGCACGCGCTAGTGAATAAACCTGTTCTTTTTCCTCCTGTGTGAATCCTGCATAGCTGCGCATAGTGATATCTCCGGTAAGCCTGATGTAGATATACTATGCGCTCGGTGTAGATTGGTCAAGTGTGGTGATGCAGATTTATCTCCTGCGCCGGATTAGCATCCCGCTACCGCGCTGGACGATGTGGTCTCCAAGTCCATAGCGTAAACTATCAATCGCGTGATTGTATTTATCAACTATGTCAGGGAGTATGTTACCTGTTAACTTATCAACCTTATAGCTATACATTGTCATCTCTTCAATGACGTGTTTACATCTTGAGTGTACGTAAATCCTGTCGCACCCACGAAGCCACGTAATCCCGTCCTCAATGCTCCCAGGCCATTTTGCGCACGGATGAATATCGAATCCAGATCGGCGTATATGGCTTATTGTTTCAGGCCTTGCGCAATCCCCATACCATCTGTACTTCTCTGAATTTGGGAATGCTGAGCGCATCGCTTCTGGCGTGTCAGTTATCTCAAGGCCAACCTTTGCAAAGTCACGATAGATATATAGATTTCTGCGCCCATCTCCCAAATCTTCTACATATGATTCTGTTGCTGCGGTTGCATCCTGAGAAAAACCAAAGTCAATGCCATAATATGGACCTCCCCATTCTGGAGATGGCTCGAAGTCCAGCGTTTGCCATTTTCCGCCAAGCACGGCCTCTTCGGAACGCTTGTTGAATAACCCTTCATACACCCACAGATAGCGATCATAATCCACCGCCTTCATCTGGTTCATGTGCTGTTTAAGTTCTTCCGTGAACCACGGGTTGTGGACGTAGTTAACATTAACAACAACGATGTCATCATCCTGATATATGCCATCTACCATCTTGTCGATGTAAGGCTCAACAAAGTTAGTCCACGTTGGGTCCGTCTCTTTATTAGGGTTAAAAACAATGATAATTTCAGAGCCAGCCGCACGGACTGTTGGGATAAGCGTATCCCATGACACCTGACTGATGTTTTCGGATTCTTCACAGAAGACATCCGTAAGGCCAGCCATGCCCTTGATTGCGGTTATGTTTCGCCAAAGGCCACGAAAAACAAACTTTGATCTCGTTGTGTGGTGTGTTATCTCGCCATCCACGCAACGATATTCCTGAGTGTGCCCCTTCCTGTTTATCTCATCAACCAGCTCGGCATAGCTTGATTCTTTGATTGAGTTCTGTATCTCACGGAAGCATCCGACGCGGCTGTTGCGGAATCTTGCCTTTTCTATCAGGTAAGACACGACGTTAGCCGTCTTTCCGCTTCCCCTGCCACCATAGAACACTTTGAAGCGACGAGGGTAAAGCAATAGCTCCATCCGCTTTGGTATCAGAATTGTTGGCTCTTCGTTTGTTTCCGAGACACCTGTTGCTGTCATTTTCAGGCGCTTTATAACATTAGGCGTTCCATCAGCAAGAAGTTTATCAACAATGCCAAACACAGCAGACTCAGGCTTTGCAGTTGAGTTGCCAACTACCTGTTCAAGTTTTTCGATTGCCACACTTGAGAGTCTTTTTCTAGCCATGATTACAAAACTCCCCGTGATTTTTCTCTCTTTCTTCCATTATCTTTTTGACTGCATCTTCAATGTTGGCGAACCGGCCAAGGTTAACCATCCTGCCATTTATATTTAATCTTGCCATCCACTTGCATCTTGATTTATCCCAATACACACCCTTAACCCCTGATGTGTTGTTTGCCTGTAGCTTTTTGTTGTAACCATTTTGCTGATGGTCAGCCTCTCGCAGATTAACAAAAAGATTATCAAGCGTATTGTTGTTTATGTGGTCTATTTCTTTTTCAGGCCAACTACCAGTCATGTAAAGCCAAGCCATCCTGTGCGATCTATACCACTTTCTTCCAAAATGAATATAGTGATACGGTCGCTTGCTACCAACGGAGCCGCATAATTTTATTGTTCCTGCCGGCTTCCCGGGTTTAGCCCTTCCCTGCTTGTGTGGGTTTTTCCATGTAAAAATTCCGGTTTCAGGATTGTAATCAAGGATGTGTTTTAATTCTGCTTGCGTAAGCATATATAGATTCCTCATCAGGGCATCATTGAAGTGAATGCGGCAGGCGGTGATGAGTCGCTTTTCGGGTGCCCCCTAGCCGCATTGATTATTATAAATCAGTTACTGTTGCTGCTCCAGTAATTTCTCCAGTCGCTCAAGGCGCGCGGCGAGTTCGGTGATTTCCTGAATATCAAGGCCAGACTTGATAATGTCAGCCATCATCTTGCCGATGTCAGCAGGCACAACGCCAGTGGAGACACCCTTGATGATTGCATCCATTTTCTGAACCGGAGTTCCGTCAGCAGGGAAGTCAAACTCCACAGGAGGAGCTACAGGCTTAGGAATTGGGTTGAGCCGCAGGAATATCTCTCGAAGCATACCAGTTGCCTGAGCGTCTTCGCATGTCATGGCCCTATTGATGTAATACGTGACGAATTCAATCTCATTCATCGGTGTATTTGCAGCACGAAGCGCCTCAAGCAGCACCGTGCGATAACTCTTACCGCGCGGAGGCGGTTGATTTGTAGAGGAAAACTTGTGTTTTGGATTTGGATTCGCCATGTCTTTTTGTGTTCTTTGAGTAACTCACATACGCTAATTTTAACACATAAACGTAGATAAAAAAGGAACCCGCACAAGGCGGGTTAAAGGTTGGGTGATGATATGAGTGAAAGCAATGGTGGCTATGTGCTTATTGTACACCATCATTATCGCGCTTGCCAGCATAGCACCATGCATTTTCATTGCGAGTCTGCACATGAACGATTTCAAGCGCGTCAGGGAATGTCTTTGCGACCTTCGCGATAAAATCGTCCAGCTCGTGTTGTTTGGCGAGATTCCAAACTTTTTGCTTAGTGGTTTGCATTTGCATAATCCCTCGTTGAGCACATGCACTTGATGTCATGCACACCACTGTCCGGCACGACCTCAATGCGATTGCCGATCTGCACCATCATGTAATGACAGGTCATCATACCGTCCCAGTAGCGTTTCCACATGTTTTGCATTGCGTCACTAATATCGTTAAACATAATGCTGCCACTCCCTTTTGACCCATGCTACGCGGTTCTTGTTGGTGTGAATCAGTCCATTGATGGATTCCATATAGTATGAGTTATCTTGGTTGTTAAATGGGTAATCGCGATTAAGACCTGCCTTAATGAATTGTTTTCGCATTAACAAGAGTGCCATCTCCCTTTCATGGGAGTTGCAGTATTTGCTCTTGAGATATAAACACATAGAACCACAAAGACCAACCATGCGACTAAATGGCTCTCCTTCTGGCGCTCCAGCATCAATCCAGTCGGAATATGCTTTATAAAAATCGGCTAATTGATTAAACATAATGCACAACTCCTGCAATGGCTGCTACCAGCGCAAAAACATAAACAGCAAGGAAAATTTTAGCGCCAGTGGTGTATCGGCGTCGTTGGTGCTTAGTAATCATCGCCATCATCCTCATCATTGTATTCGATGAACTTTCCAAGACGCTGCAACTCTGCGCCAGCCATGAAGTAACCAAGCGCCTCCGCTCGCTCTGAGTCGCTCTTAAATTCAGAAAGCGGATAACGCTCGTAGAATTTGTTAATCAAAAACGCCTGGTCGAATTTTGTTGCGTCATACTCTTCGTCGTCATTCTCTCGTCCAAGATATGAGAGCGATGTGATTGCACTGACTATGAATCCATCACGATTAATTAATCCCTTAAGCACCTCAAGGTCTTCTTGTGATTTAATCCTGAATTTAAGCTGCGCAATCCCTGACATTGAAGCCGCTCCGCCTTTTGTTATGGCGTTGTAATGATAAATATATCTGTTGCTCATCCATACATCTCCACTAAAGCGTGCGCCACATAGAGCGCACTGATAATTAAGATGGATAGGTAGTTATTCATGTTTAGCAAGGCTTTCGAATTGCTGGTTTGTGGTATCTTTCTCAACTTCAATAAGTATATCGTCAAGAATATTTCTTGTTTCATCCATTAATCTGTTAAATCCTGCTTCATTCATAACAGGGATAGGAACAAACCTTATTCCTGCCGATGCAAGCGCGTTAGCCATTTCAAGTGATTGTCTTAATTCAACTGGCAATGCTTTTTTCATAATTTATCTCCACCTTGCTCTTCCAGAAAAATACGCATAGCCTCAAGCATCTCTTCGGTGTCATACGGTGACAACTTGTCACGCAGGATGTATTCAATGCTGTTAATGAACTTGCGGATTGCTTTGCGTTCAATTTCAGCCAGGAAAGCATCGGTGGCTGGAGTTTCGCTGTGGTGCAGGGCATCGTTGATAATCATTGCAGCAACTCCGGCCTGCCCTGCTTCCGTGACCGACACATGCTCAAGAGTTACAGCCATTGCATGTTTCAGCCCCGCATTCTCTGCTACCACGGCAGCGCACGCAAACTCTGCGATATCTAGCTTTGTCGCAAGAGCCATGTAGTCAGCGAGCTCAACAACAGTTAAATAGTAATAATCTCCATCAGGAGCGTTGTACATTGCGCTTCTTGGAACAGAATATGTTTTTGCTTTTACTGTTCCGCGAGTATCTTTACTCATACCCTAACCCCCATAATCTCTTCTCAATAACCATCTTCTTCAAACTCAATCTTTGCGATTTTGAGCGCATCTTCATCTGTGATATCAATCACTTTGAATTTGCACTTTGCCAGCACAATGCAGCCAGACATTATTAGCCACTTATTCCACCAGCGCACTCGCTTGATTGTCCTGCTTGCATACATTTTGTTCTGAACAAACCAGAACTCGTATGTTTTTACTTTTTCCATATCATCACCATTGAAAGTAAGATAGCTGAATCGTGTTCAAAATACGATAATAAGCTCATCCATTACCCTGCGCTTACCTTCACCGTTAAACACACGCACAACGCGATTCACGCGGATAGATTCCATTGCATTGCGTGCCTGCTTGCTCATAAAGTTCTGCGCGCCAACGTGACCGAGTTCATGTTCCAGCTTCTCGCGACGATAGATGGTTTTTGCCATTTGTTATTTCTCCGTGTGCGCCTGATACATTGCCTGCCAGATGAATACAACGGCGTCACTCATCTCATCATCTGTCATGCACTCAACATCAATGTTTTCCAGAAGCTCACTGATACCTGCCTCAATCATCTCTTCTGTTGGTTGGATTGGTTTGTTGCTCATCCTGTTACTCCTTATACCCTGATTTAGAAACTGCCACTGCGATAATTACGAACGCCACGACAACCAGACTGGCGATAAGCTCTAATGCTGCGCCTGTCATTTGCTTAACCCATACGCTGAGATTAAAGCCTGCATTGCTGCGTTCCAGAATGCTTCTGCAGGAACGCTGTTGTTTGTGCGCTCAACTGCAATGCGTTCCATAGCCTGTGCATCTTCAAATTCTTCACGGTCTTTGATTTTCATCTCTTCACCATCATTTGTTTCGATGAGTTCAATCTACATCAGTTGCGATTCTACGTCAACAGGAATGCGTTAAAAACGTGCTCGTGGGGTAAATTTTTTGCCCGTGGGGCAGGTCGTGGGGCAGGTTGGTTGCCCCACGTTTTTCATCGTAAATCATTGATTTGAATGTTTTTATTTTTCGTGGGTAAAAAGGGGCAGATTTCATACCCATCCCCTTATAAATATATTCAAATAATCCATTTGTTAATATTATGTTAATTACTATCTATAATATGAATAATAATATTACCCATTAACCCAAATAATAATAATTTTATTATATTACATATAGTTAGATGAAGGTTTCGTGGGGCAGGTTGGTTGCCCCACGTTAACCCAATTTACCCCTTTTGCAGATTTTAGTTGTGTTGCAATGCTGGGGAGTCGATGGTAGTATTTTAGGGAAATACTTTATTGGGGAGCGGAAATGAGCAATCACGGTGTATTATTAAAGCGCAAATTAAACAAACATGGTCGTGGTGCTGGGTGGGTTGCATCATCAAAATCAACCACTGGATACTACGGTGTTGATTACCACAAGGCATCGAAAAAATTCAGAGCGAGAGTGATGGTACTCAAGAAGAGATATGAGCTTGGCATGTTTGAAACGGCAGAGGAAGCAAACGCTGCAGTTTTGAGAGCCAAGGAATGGTTATCAGAGAATCCTCATGAGAAATTTGAAACAGAGTACGAGGTCTAAATGATTACAGCTCAAGACATCTTCAACGAAGCAAGGGAGTTAAAAGTATCTCCGGCTCGCGTTGCATTCCATCATGGCATGACACCAAGTTCTAACATGTGGCTTGATATCAAGGAAGGTAAGGAGCGTGATGTAACGTACTCAGAAACAGAACTGACCAGTGAGCACCGGACTGATTTGCTGTCTCGTTATGCAATCGCTGCAGCTCGTGCCGTTCAGTTCCCAATAAATACATCGTTCATGCATTTACTTGGGTGCGTTGCCAGCGCAATGACGAGAAACTTTAGCGTTGAGTATTACCATTCAGAACTCCCAGTTTCTCTTTACGTGGTTACCTCTCAGCCTCCATCGGCAGGGAAAACCGCTATCAACTCAATGCATATGAATCCGGTGAAGATTGAATATGACAACCTTTCCAAAAAGATGGAAAAGCAGATCATAAAAATAAATCTTCGCATTGAAGAACTGATGAAGGCATACAAAGAGGCCAGCAATCAGAATGCAAAGGCACTAATCGGCGATGATATTGCTCGGGAAAAGGAGAAGCTGGAAGAGCTTTACACGATTACATATCCACTGACGGACGCAACGCCGGAGGCTGTTCAGCATCAGGCCATTCATGAAGGTGGATTTTTTAACCTGATAAGTGACGAGGCAAGCGTTCTCAACACATGCCTTGGTCTTTCTTACGGAAAGGAAGGTGGAAAGGCAAACGCCGAAGTCATCCTGAAGGGATGGGATGGCGGATTCATTGGCTCTGCTCGTGTTGGTCGTGGCGTTTCATCTGGTTACGTGCTTGGAAACATAAGTGTGATTGCGCAGGATGAAAGTATTGATGCCATTCTTGCCGCTGGCGACAGGGGGAACGGGCTTTCTGAACGTTTTCTGATGTTGCGCGAGCAATCAATGCTTGGCTATCGCGAACACTGGGACATGGTTAATGATTGCCCTGTAAGCAAGCCAATGCCAGACAGCTTGAGGTCTGAATATGCAAGATTTATACATAATGTTGTGTCAGCAGAAAAAACAAAACTAACGCTTCACAATGACTCAGCAAGAATGATAGGGCTGTTGCGAAACCAGTGGGAGAAAAACTTCCTTCCCGGTGGTAAGTGGGATCACGTCCTTCTTCGTGGCGCAATGGGTAAAGCTGATAAGCAAATAATCCGCCTGGCAGCAATATTTCACGCTGCTGAAAACTGGTGCGATGGAGGAAATCGTTCAAAGATTATCGGTGAAAATGAGATTAGTCGCGCTATCAGTGTTTATGACGCACTGACAAAAACATTCACTGACGCTGTGGAATCAAATGGATATGCTGGCGAGCGTTCTGAATTTGATGTTGTTGCCGAAAAGCTACGCTCTGCCGCTCAGAAAGGAAAAACAAGCGTAACGGTTAAGTGGCTTTATGATTCACTTAAAAACGTGCGACCATTCAAAGGGATACCTAAAATTTATGACCGACTCAGATCAAGTGTATTGCCATCACTTGAAGAGGATGGTTACTGCGTTTTTATCGGGAACACTGTTCACATAAATCCGAGGTTGAAATGAGTCCAGAAGATGATTGGCGTGATGTTGAATGGTTTGATAGCCATCTGTGGCGTCCGCAGACAGGAAGAAATGTTATGGCATTAACTGTTGATAGTGAAAGAATTCACGCGGTTTATGATGGTAATAAATTTTTATCATCAAATGATTTGGTTGAAATAATTCGCGTTGCATATTGGTGTTATGATGATGTTTGAAATGAGCAAAACGCACGAGCTTAAAATCTTACCTAAGCACTTCTGGACTGAAGCGCCAGAGTTCAAGGAATAAGAAAAACCCTCCAGTCGGAGGGTTTATTTTATCTGATGACTGACATTTTTTCTATCAACTCGCCAGCGTCATAAATTTTTCTCCTGATTCTATTTGCCATCCTTATCGTGTCCGCATCATCAGGCAGCATCACCGGAAGTCCTGCATTTTCTGCGGCACACAGTTCATCAAATTTATAATTAACTATGCAGCGCAACCGTGCTTTCGTCTCATCGCTAACAGAACGCACCACTTCCCACATGTTTTCCGGCGACCAGCAGCACCAGACATGCGCGCCAGTGAAGTAATGGCACTTCCACGCATCTGCATAATCAGATACCAGATAGATGAACTTTCCGTTGTCTTCTCCGATTGTGCTTATCGCTCCGCGAGTGAGTTTGCCGTTGATGGCTGAGTCTTTGTTGTATCCTGCGCGGAAAAATGTTCTGAATGAATCACCATCCATGCCAATGAATGCCACGTTGCACGGCTTCATTGTGTCAGCACGCATCATCTCAGCAGCAATAAGCTCTCCAGATTTGCCTCTGACGACGTTAATGTCGCAGCCAATACCATTTATCAACGTCCACTCATTCATCGCGACACGCGTCGTTTTGGCCATGATTGCGGCGACTTCCTGCTCGGTGATGAAGTCATCGTTGTAATTTATCTTCGGCATCTCCTTCCTGATTGCCTCCAGCTTTTCGCGTGGGTGCATATTCAGGAATCCACCAAGTGCCTCCAGCGCTTCAGGAAAGCTCATTCCGGAGAGTTTCATTAGCCAGTTCATGCCGCTACCTGAACCGCACTGATTGCATATTGCACCGCCATCGCCTTTTGTTTCGAAGTTGTCATCAAAGCGATACCTGTCTTTGCCTGAGCATGACGGGCATGGCTGGTGCTTGCCATTGAAAACTCTGCTATCCACATTGACGATAGACATGATGGCGGCCTGCCAGTTGCCAAGCATTTTTGGCTCAATGTCTTTCCAGTCGTATCTCATAAAATCTTCCTGTTGACGATGATGTAGAATCATTGTAATTTACTCACATGAAACAATCAATCGTTACTTGCAATGAAACAGTTAATCGTTACAATAGAGGATAAGAAATGGCTATCACCGTTAAGAAGTGCGAGGTTTGCGGAAATGAGTTTATCGGAACTGCAAAAGCAAAATGTTGCTCAGGAAAGTGCAGGTTGCGCAAGCACAGGGACAAAAAAGAAATGCTCAAGATGCAATTTAATGCTTCCTGCAACAAGTGATTACTTCTACTCAGATAAGAAGATGAGGCTTGGTTTAAAATCTCATTGTAAATCATGCGATGGAAACAAAGGTAAAAGGCTTAGATATCTTGTTGATGGAAGGAAAGTATGCTCTAAATGCAACTCAGTTATTGATGCAAATGAAGAAAACTTCAATAAAAACAAATCATCACTTGATGGTCTTAGGCCTGAATGTAAGAAGTGCCAATCAGAGTTCAAGAAAGGTAATTACGCAGCAAATAAGAACAAGATAAACGCAAAATCAAAGAAGTATTACAATGAAAACAAGGAAAAGCACAACGAGAAGTCAAAACAGTGGAGACAGAAAAACAAGGGTGTTGTTAGATATCATCAGCGTAAATATAAGTATCTTAAAAGACGGGCGATACCATCATGGTTTGAACATGAAAGGGTTTTAATTGAAAAGGTTTATGAGATGGCTGGCGTTCTTGGTATGCAAGTTGATCACATAGTGCCAATAAATAGTAAATTGGTTTGCGGCCTTCACTGCTGGCATAACTTGCAATTACTTGCACCAAGTGAAAACAGATCTAAAAGCAACTCTTATTGGCCTGACATGCCATAGGTGATGAAATGCACAAAATAGACAAGATGATTTCAGAAATTGATATAGGTAACTTAAAGAAATCAATAAAACTAGGTTCCATAGAGCCATATGATTACCAATGGCTTGTTTACGCAAAGTGCGCTGAGGTTATTCGTAATTTTGGAAAGAAACCTGAGCCAAGCTATGTTACAGCGTCGGTTTCATCAGGAAAGACAGTGATGATTTCAATGCTTTGCAGTAGATTTCAGGATATGGGATGGGATGGGCTTGTAATTTCAAGACAGGGGGAGATAGCTGAGCAGAATGCTGAGATGATGTGGGAGTGCGGTGTAAAAAATTCTCTTTATAGCGCATCTCTTGGCAGGAAAAGTACAGCATACCCTATTATATGCGGTACTGAAGGAACAATCGCGAACGCACTTTTTGATAAAAAAGATGAATCAAACGGTGACGTTAAGAAAGGTGGATTGAGTGATTTTACCCCAAGATTTTGCCTGATCGATGAGTCCCATCAAGCTCCATGGCAGGATATTATTAGTGATAATCCAACAACACAATATGGCGCAATACTTACTGAACTTAATAGGCGCTGCAAGGCAAGATATGGGCATGAAATGATAACAATTGGATTCACCGGCAGCCCATTCCGTGGTACTGAATCAATGAAAGGTGCGTACTGGAAAAATGAAATAATAAACATTGATACAAAGTACATGGTAGATCGCGGTTTTGTTGTGCCAACAATCTTTGGTCTTCATGATGTTGATGATTTGAAATATGACCTGCATAACTTCCATGGTTCAGATGTTGACGGTACACAAGACTTTACTTCCGAGCAGCTCAAGCAGATGCAGAAAGAAATACTTGAGCAAGGAACACTCACGCAGAAAATCATGCTCAAGGTTATGGAGTTGACTAAAAACAGGAACGGAGTGCTGATCACATGCGCTGGTAAAAAACACTGTCAGGAAGCGGCTAAATATTTACCCGAAGGAAGTTATGCTATCGTCACAGAGGATATGGGACAGAAAGCCAGACGCAAGGCGTTAAAAGACGCATACACTGGCAAGATTAAATATGTTTTCCAGATTGGTTGCTTGACGACTGGCGTCAATATCCCGCTCTGGGATACAAGCGTCATATTGCGAAAAATAATGTCACTCACTCTTCTTGTGCAGTTGCTTGGTCGCGGGATGCGTCTGCTGAAGAAAGAGCAAATTGATGCTGGGTATCATAAAGAAGACCATCTGGTTCTGGATTTCTCAGGCACGATGTTTGAGCTTGGTCAGCTATATGAAGACCCGATTTTGGAAGAGGCCGAAGCGCAACGTTCAAAACGCAGTGGTGAACAGGTTCCGTGCCCTAAATGCGGAACAATGAACAGCCCATATGCGCGTCGCTGCATTGGTAAAGATGCACTATCGCCAGATGGTAGATGCGAAGAATTTTTCAGCTACATTCGCTGTGGATTTGATAAGCACGGCATCCGTATTTTTGATGATGGATGTGGTACTAAAAACGACCCTACAGCGCGCTATTGCCGACATTGCGATCACGTTTTGCGCGACCCAAATGCGGCACTGAATGAGCGTGCGTATACTGATAATGAGTGGACTGATGTTAAAGACTTCAAGATTGAATTAACGAAAGATGAAAAGGGTGTTGTTTATCGTTATTTCATTACAAAAGAGAATGGCAAAGATGGGTGGGCTAATGAGGTTTTTTATCCTTTTGGGAGACAAGAGAAGTATCTGAAAAATCAGTTCAAGATTAAAGGTTTATTAAATCATGTGTCAGACAGGAATCTAATTGATAACCTTATGAATTGCCACAACGCAAAAGCATTCATGGCATTTACCGGACTTATTCGCGCACCAAAGCGCATAACGCACCGGTTTAACGATAAAGGCCGAGACATAATCCACCGCAAAGAATTTTAAGGAGAACAAAATGAAGCAGCTTGATAGCGGTATATGGGTATTTGATAGCGGTTATCGTGGGGAGTGTAATTCAGAGGAAACGGAACAGATGACTTATGGGTTGTGGATGGATTATCACTTCCCTGACGTTATATGGTTTCATGTTCCAAATGAAACCGGGACAAAAAGCGGTGCGCAGTTCGTTATAAAGAGAAAAAAAATGGGCGTAAAAAGCGGAGTGAGCGATGTAATTATACTAAGCAATGGTGCCGCTCATTCTTGCGCAGTAATGGAGCTTAAGAAAGAAGATAGAACGAAATCCCAGGTATCAAAAGACCAACGTAAATTTCTTGAGAGAGCGCATAGAGAAGGCAAGTTCGCAGCCATCGCATACGGTGCTGAACAACTAAAAAAAGCCACCCTTTTCTATTTTGGCTTGCCTTTTGATGTGGATTGATGTAGATTCAAATAACAATAACAAGCGAGGTGATGAAGATGGATATTGAGGTTCCGGATAGTTTTGATGCTGAGTGGCAATGCGAAATGTTACGCAATCTTCTTGTTAAGTTGAACGAACTTGATGATGGAGGTTATGTTGTCAGCGATGGTTATTCATTGCTTGATGATGCAATGAAAATTGTCGAAGCGTTACGTGAATACAGTGGTGATTAAATGAAAGTCTATTTCAATAATGAATTAACTAACGAGCAATACCACGCTGACACCGAGCACATCAACGGCTCTGGTTTGTGGAACATTTACGACAGATGTCCCGCGGCTTGGCGCTACAAAGACGAAGAAGATGAGCAATCAAAAGCTCTTGTCTTCGGAACCGGAAGCCATACTGCACTACTTGAACCTGATCGCTTTGATGCGGAATATGCTCGCATGCCAACCAAAGAAGATTTTGGTGATGGCCTGCTTGTTACTGTTAGTGATATGAACTCATGGGCAAAAGAGCGTGGCATCAAGGGTCTTTCAGGAAAGTCGAAAGCTGAGGTGATCAAAATCATTCGTGCAACTGGCGAGCCGGTGAAGATTTACGACGAAGAGCGTCTTATT